GTTCTTATTAAGAAAGGTGTACAGTTTCTCAGTTATCTTTACATCCTGCTTGCAGTAGACCTTCATCTCCTCCGAGTATTCGGAGAACTCTTTGAAGGCAATCTTCCCTTCACCAAGACGCGAACCCCATTGTTCGAGGGAGTGTCCGTCAGCAAGAGTTGGCTCCCACAACCTTGACATAACAAGAGTATCTGACTGGTTCTTGAGTGGGATACTAACTCCCCACAATCTGGACAAGACAGGGCTATCGAAGGAGATACTGTTGTGACCGATCCATTCAGCGTCATCGTTGTCTTCGTAAAAGGACCGGAAGGTATCTGCATCTCTGAAGATGTAATACCCAGCCTGTCCGTAAACCTTCGCAACAAGGAGGTGAATCTTTTTAGCATCAAGTCCATCAGTCTCTATATCCCACACTATCTTCCTTCGGTTGCCAGTCGGGGTATTCATCTTTCTTCTTCCTCATGTACAAAGCGAGTGCCTCAAGTAGGATAGACAGTTTGAAGATGGCATCCTTACCATCCTGTCTGATACTCGGAGGGTTACTCGGGACTAGGTGACTTTCGATGAAGTCATTAGCAAGTTGGAAGAAAGTAAGCAGTTCTTCCTGATCGTCACAAGTAACGTACACCCCATCTTCATTCATATAAGCTGAGATGAGAACATCAAGTCTCATTATCGGCATCTTCTTTTCCTCCTACTGGTTCATCGGGCTTCTCTTCAATAAGTCTACCAGACTCTGTATGATACCGCAAGTGTGTAGCAAGACCAGTCATACCACTGAACCTGTTCTTAACAACCCTTACCCGAACGATGTGTCTCTCGGCAGGATCGTCGGCTTGAGTATTCCTCTCCAGACCAAGTATGATATTAGACAACTGCCCAATACCGGCGGTCCCACGGATATCAGAAAGGCTAACAGCAGCACCCTCTTCATGCGATTGCCCATTCGGTTGCCTCCTGAGATGAGCAGCCATAATAATGCAGATGGATAGCTCGACAGTTAGTGTCTTCAGTTTCGTAGCAATCTCATCCAACGCTCTGCGCTCATCACCGTTGCTCTGGTCTGAGACTACAATAGATATATGATCAAGTACAATATACTTGCAGTCCAAAGCACGGACAAGATAACGGATAGTACCGAGAATACGATCAATACTGTTGCTCCCGAAACTATCATACAGAAAGATCTTACCAGATCCGACAGTGGCCTTGTACGCATCATCAAATTCATCCTTTGTATATTCTGCATCGGGAAGGTAGAGACGCTTATTAGCATGGACTGACATGAGACCAAGGCCAGTATCTCGGATAGGCTCTTCGAGGAATAGCATACCAAGATTGGCAGAGGTGTTATTCAGTAGTCCGTATACTAGCTCTCTGAGGAACTGTGTCTTTCCCACGCCAGTGCCAGCAATGAGAGTAACAAGTTCTCCAGTTCTGAGTCCATAGGTGTAGTCATTGACACCATCCCAAGGGTAGTTGACAGACTCATACTCAGGCTTTCGGAGGAGTAGATCATAGATGCTTGACCCGGATACAATACCATCGGGGGTGAACGGTCCCGCTGTCCTGTGCTGCTCATAGAACTCCTTAATGTTATTGTTCTGAAGGTAATCGGAAGCATCCTTGTGATGGGACAGCTTCATGATCCTAACCTTCTTCGGATCGAAGAGACTAGCTGCCTTAACCTGTGCTTCCTGTCCAGCCTTATCATTGTCGAAGGCGAAGACAATCTTCTTAAAGGTATTTACCCATTCGTAATTCCTTTTTAGATCTGCTACAGCGGTACTAGCAGAGCAGACGGAGACTACTGATTCATTCAACATCTGATAGGCAGAGAGTGCATCTAGTTCACCCTCGACAATCGTTACCGTATTACCACCAGACGGGAATAGATTCTGACCAAAGAGTTCAACACCACCGGGAGATCCAGACCAAGGGAACCCAGCCTTATCAGGTAGCCTAGTCTTAACAGCAGCAAGCTTACCATCCTTATAGTACGGGTAGTAATGTTTATCATCCTGCTGTAGTACACGGTAGAACTCGACAGTCTTATAGGTTAGCTTCCTATCTGATATAGGGGCAATGTCACCCCTCATCATGACAGGAGTGTTAGCCATACTCGTCATCTCTTCATTTCCTTTGAAGTACTTGTTGCAGACAAAGCAATACTGATGATCTCCGTAGTCGTACAGACCGTCACTCGACGTCCCACAGGGGCAGGGTTGGTGCTTCTTCATTCTCTATATCCTTAAATAGTATCGTCCGTACTACTGCGTTGGAACACTCAGCACAGGGGGAGAATGTTACTAACTTCCCCTTTCTTTCTACCCTGATTTCTCCATCGGGGCAATCTTTATTGCAGATGTAGCATCTCATTTAGACTTATCACTCATGCGTCACCTTCTTCATGGGGAAGTGGGAGGATGATGTTATCGCCAAAGTAGCAGAGGCATTCCCTATCCATCTCGGCATCCGGCCACGCATTGATTGCAGTTAGGAGTGTACGCCGTGTAAAATCTCTATATATACGCCGAGTTAATTCGCTAACATCCTGCCATCGTGGATCAGGGAGATCATTCGTAAAAATATCAGCAGCAAAAAATTCCTCTGCTACAACCTCCACCACCTCGTCTGGTATCTGGTCAGGACGGATCACTTGTCACCTCCCAGCGCGGCGCGGGCGATTTCACGCGGACTGGGCAGACGATGATCCGGCCATGTACTAATCTTTTCTAGCGCCGTCCGCAGCCGGTCAATCTCTACCTGTGCATCATGCTTTCCAGCGCGATATCCTTCTTCGTAAGCACGGACATCGAACTCACTATCAATCATGATCTATCTCCTTCATGCTTTTTATCCATTGTGCTGGTATAGCAAGCCTTCTGTTCGTATGCAACTGATTATCCTTATCAGATGAGACATCAGCAGCTAGTACTACCTCCGTATCATCAGTACTCAACAGCCACCCAATGCTGGAGACAAGATCAATCTTGCTTGTACCCTTACCAATCTCCCACCCGGATTCAGTAACAGCATCAACCCACTGTACCAGTACCAGCTTAGGTGGTTCGTCAGGTTTCACCTTCCTCTTTACCAGTCGTTTCTTCTGAAGGACTAGTAACCTTGAATTGTTTCTATCCATATGTCTAACCTATTGTATACCTATAGTTATACCTGTACTTCACCCGGCTGGGAAGTAGATTGTATCCGATTCCCGCCAGTTGTAAAGCCTAAAATAAAGTCCCTGATTTCAACTAGTTGGTTGAATGTAGGGGTTGGTTCCTCTTGGTAGAAATGGTTCTCCTGATCCATAAGGTACAACCGATAGTCGAGTGACTCGATTATCAAATCAAGATCCTCTTTCATAAAGCTAATCCAAGTTACGTCCTTCATATCCTATCCTTCCTTCTTCACTCTGTACCACATCGTATCAGACAGTCCCGGTACGAATGGAACTGACGGGCGAGTATCCCTATCATGGATAGACTCGTTTGCCTTTGATCTTTTGTAGTAACTGTTCCTGTTGATTTTTAAAAGATGTTTATAGACAAGAGCCATTGCCTGATTCTTCGTAAGGTTAAGCTTCCTTCCAATGTTATTGTAAGACAGCCCGTTCCTGCGTAGACGGCACACCTCTTTTATAACAGCCTCTGAATGGTTAGTCATCAGCCCCAATCCTTATAGTCTCCTGATGCGTGTTGCTCATCCCATCCTTTAAGGTACTCAGCGTATTCCTCAGTACCCTCCTTCAACTCAGTCTTCACTCTTGGGTACGTACTATCATCCCAAATGTGTGGACTAAACACCCTGCCGTAGTATGCATCTGCACTACCACGATCATACGGACCACCATGCTTATACGTTTTCATCTTTGTATTCTCCTACCATTCTCTCGTATCTTAATTCAATCTGATATGTAGACAACTTTGATAAGTTATCTAATACAAACTCATGTGCTATCTCAAGCACCTCCTTCATATCCATATGATCTACATAATCACTAGCTAGTGCCTCTAACATATCTCTGTGTTTACTTGTCATCTTATGCTACCTTTGCGACTCTGTTAATCTGAATGTTGATCTTCTTCTTCGGAGTATGCAGTGGGTACAGGATGAGTGAGACATCCTTATCCCAACAGGCACGACAACTATCACACTTGCCACCTCTTGTATACGCCTCACATGCGACAGCGTTATTCCATCCTACTAGATCAGTTACCTCTTGCACTACGACAGAACCATGCTCCTCTGTATACTCACCATGCGTACTCGGTGATGAGTACCGGACACTCGCATTCGGTAGTGACTTGATACGATCCAGCCAATACCTAATCTTCGGAATGGTGTAGCTCTTCGTCGGTAGCCAGTGCTTGCACCACGGTGTACGCCTGATGACTTCGTATATCTTCTGAGCTAGTGCTGTTGAGTATACATCACCACTATCGAACCATCGAAAATATCGTTCAGTATCAAGGGCTTGCACCATTTCATCCGCCCACTCAGTACGCTTCCAATCCTTCCTGTTATGCTCCCGTGGTAGACGGACGTTATCCATCCGGTAGAAACCACTCTTCGCATAGCAATCTTTGCATACTTCAATCACCTCCTTCGTATACCTATTGATACTACCGGGGCAAGTGTCTCCTGCTTGGAGGGACCATGACTTACACGGCATCTTCCCTGCCTTACTGAGTAGGACTGGCATGATACTTATCCTTTCATTGCCTCATATAATGTTTGCGTAGTCCAGACAACCTCTACCTTGATCACATCATAGTTATGACCCAACAAACTCTTAAGCAATTCTGCTTTTTGTTTTGCTCTACCTAGTAACTCCCATGTTTCGATATACTTATCAAGATCTTCACCCTTTTTAACTATGTAGTACATATTAGAACTCCTCCATTGCGTTATCACTCCATCTCATTGGCTCATTCCAACAAGACCACAACACCTTCTCTTCGTAGACAGGGTTATCCTCCCAGTCCACATCAGATTGATATCGGTATACGACTAAGACCATATCCCATCCCCCAGTACCACCGGCAGAATGAGTATACTTTTTTGCGAAGAGTATTGCATGATCTTTATAATCAGTATCATACAATTCAACCCTTTCATTTGTTTTCTTATCCCATCCGTAGACAATGAAAGGATTCATTTTACACAACCCTCTGTTCAAATATCCAATGCGTGTACCGGAAAGTTGGTTCATCCTTGTTCATTATCCTGTTGAT